CCCCGCCGAGCTATGGGTCTCCTTGCCGGTGGTCAGGGTGTTACACCAGTCGAGGGATATGCCGTCCGCCTGGGTATCCACGGAGAAGGACAGCGATCCGTCCGTCCCGCGGCTGCCGTCATAATTCAACTGCTTGGCGACCAGACAGGCGGCGACGTCCCCGCGGGTCGCCCCGAAGGCCCAGGTCACGATCCGGTCGGTCGTCACCAGCCCTGAGAGGGCATCGTGTTCTTGCTCGGTCGAATCGTTGAACCAGGACGAGACCGAGATGTTCCCGTCCGATAGTCCGACCAGACGTTCAGTCGCCGAGGCATTTATGGCCGTGATGTCCAGGAGAACACGCGGCGACCCGGCGTTGTCGATGGTGGCCACGTCCCCACTCAGGTCGTAACCGTGGACGAATATCTGTTGACCCAGGCCTGATTTTTTAGCCATTATTTACTCCTACGGAGTGATCGTTATTTCCTCGTAGATCTGGACATCGAATGGGACCGTCACCACCCGGTAGACCGACGCCTCGATGGTCAGGTATTGCACCTGGGCCGAGCCCACCACGGAGTCCGTGACGTTCCCGTCAAGGTTCGCGTCCGACCGGAGCTTGGTCTCGATCTCCACCATCGCGTCCCAGACCTGGGCCTCGATGGTCTCCCGGACGTCCGTGGACGGCTGCATCCGGAAATAGGCCCGGACCATGATCGTGGTCGTCGATCCGATGTCACTCAGGGTCTGCCAGCCCGGTGTCCTGGACTGCACCCAGAACGCCAGGATGGGTGTCCCGGCCAGCGCCAGCGGTTCGGCCCGGACCACGGCCACGAATGCCGGGTCCGTGATGGTCGACAAAAGGACGTCTATCCGGTCCAATGCTCCCGCCCTGGTCAACCGAACGCCCTCTCGATGGCCCGTCCGATGTATTTATCAAACATGGACTGATTCCCATCTATCCGCTTTCTTGCGTTCTCGAACATGTGGTAGCCCTTGAACCGGGACCGTGGGTTCCGTTTCCCGACCCCTTCGATCCAGGCCGCATAGACAAGGTTCGCCCCGTACCGGTTCCGGCCGGCGTCCACCTGGGCGACAAGGTCGTCCACTATGTCGGCGCCGATGTGGTTCTTCAGATTCCCGGTGACGAAGCCGTGACCCTCATATAGCTGGTCCTTCACGTTGTTGGACCCTTCTATCAGGGCCAACTCCAGCAGGCCGCTATTCACGGCCTCGATGAGGTTCTTGGGCATGTCCTTATCGAACAACGGCCCGGTCTGTTTTATCTCGAACCCGACGGCAGCCATCAGAAGATCACCCCGTTGGAGGTGCCGGTGGCCCGGTAGTCGTCCAGGGTCATCAGGACGGACCGGATCTCCCCCTCGGCTGCCGTGATCGACTGCTCCCCCGTCCCGATGGTGGTCGATAGGCCGAGGTCCCGGTTCCGGAATGTCAGCTTGGCCACATCCAGACACGCCTGGACGACCAGCGCCGGGTAGTCATAGACATAGACCGTGGCACCCCCGGAATGGGTCGCGGCCGTGGTCCCGTTGACCCCACGCTCGACGGTCAGGGTGTTCCCGCTGATCGACGTGATATACATCTGCTCCGAGTCCACCAGGAGGGTCTGGGCCGGTCCCAGGCTGGTAGCCGAGCCCACGCTCACGGACGTCGCGGTCGTCGATGTCACGGCGTCCATGGTGGTGATGTTCAGGGTGTCCGCCGTGTATCCCCAGGAGCCCAGGATCGAAAGGGTCTGCTGACCGGAGTCCAGGGTGTTGCTGGTGTCCTCGTTCAGCTTGAAGATCGTCTTGGGGCTCACGTTATAGGGCATCAGGAAGAAGTCGTTGGCGTAGCCTTCCGTCAGTGTCGTGGATGTCCCCCGGTCCGTGTCGTCATAGGCGGTCACGGTCGTGGTCGAGACCAGCCAGCCGTCCAGCGGGACGACGGCGGCCAGGGACTCGGCCATGGCGATATCGTTATGGCCGGAGGTGACGTAATACTGGGGCGAATCGATCAGCGATCCGGCGCCGATATCGTAGTATCTGGTCTCGGTGACCGGCCCGAATGCCCCGCCGCCGGTGTACTGGTCGATCCTGGTGGAGGCCGCTTCCAGAATCCTCCGGATGGACCCGCCGTCAGCCGTCCAGCCGGAACTATATGAAGTGCCGGCCAGGTAGTCCCGGAGGTCGTCCGTGCTGGCGTATGTGTGCCGTGTCGCCACTATTCGGCGGCCTCGGCTTCCACGGCTTCCTCGTCACCACCAGCGGACTTGTCCTCATCCGTGCCGGCCATCTTATTGGACGGGCGTCCGGACGACTTGAAATAATCGGGATTGGCTTTGAGAGTCGCCGCCGGGACATCGTATTCCACCCCGGACTCGTAGGCTTCCCCGGTCGCCCCGAACGTAAAGTTCTGGATGCACGTTGCTTTGGGCATATTTGTCCTCCTGAGTTGGGCGCGGAGCCGTAGCCCCGCGCCTCTTAGGTATCCGCTGATTAGGCGGCGCGTGGGATCTTGAACGCTGCCGCGAGTCCGACCTGACCGTCTCCCCGCCGACTGGCGAAGAACCCGACCTGGTCGTTCTCCATGTAAAGGCTGTCGTTCCTCCGGATGGTGAAGCCCACCCGGTCGAAGATGTAGTACTGGCGGAAATCGCCGAATATCGCGATCTTCTCGGTGGACGTGATAGTGCCGCCCAGTGCGCTGACGACATCGGTGTCGACCACGGGCCGACCCAGGATGAACGCCGCCGGAGCCGCGGTGATGTCCGCGATGCCCGTGACACCGTTCCCGGTCACCTGGATCTGGTTGATCAGGCTGTTGATAGCCGACTTCATCACCCAGGTGCTGTTAGCCCGATGCTGGGCTTCCAGGGCGTAGAACGTGCCGATCAGGTCAGCGACCACGACCGCGGTGGCCGAGGCCATCGTGTAGAAGGCCACGCTGCTGTCGGACATGATCCCGGCGTACTGGGTGGTATTGTTGCCGCTGATGATCCCGACATCCTCGAACCGCCCGGCAGACTCCTGGAATATCTGTGAAAGAAGGGCCGGGAGGTTGATCGCCGAGTCGTCCAGGAGTTCCCTGGTCACTTTGACCAGACCGCCGGACTTCTCCAGCGAGAACGACACCTGGCCCACGGTCGGAGTCTGGTCGCTGTAGGCGGCCTCCTCCGCGATGGCTGCCCAGGTCGCGCTCCCCATCGTCGGGACATATCCGTCCTTGCTCGATACCCGGATGACGGTGCAGAGGGGCCGAAGCTGGGAGCTCGGAACCCCAGGGTCGTGGATGGTCTGGTTTATGAACTGCTCCGGGACGAAGAAGCCACCCTCGGCGTCGGTGTCCTCTTGCATCGCCTTGACCTCGTCCGGGCTGGCGGTTTTCCAGAATATGTCGTCGGACGGGGACCGCATCCACTTGGTGAAGGTGTCGGTCATGAACCGGGCCTCGTCGTGGAGGTTCTCGCCCATCTGCTCCTGGACCCAGATCGGCTGGGCCATCGCCGGGAGTCCCTTGACCCAGGACGCTGGCTTGTAATCGTTCTTGGTCCTGGACGTCGTGTCCAGCGGGTCATAGATCGCGGCGTCCTTGTCCGCGATGGGGACCGTGTTCAATGGGCGATTGAAGTCACCCTTTAAGACTGCCACCTTGGACGCGGCCTGATCGAATATATCGGCCTGCTCCATCTTCTCCTGGGCCTCGGTGATCATCCGGTTGAATGTATCGACCTCGCCCTTCTCTAGTTCGGTCTCCGCAACGCTCAATAGTGCGGCGGCCTGTTCCCTCATCTCTCTGGTATTCACGGTGTTCTCCTTAGTTCGTTTTGATGCCTTGAAGTTGGAGGCGTGATCGCAACAGGCGCAGCCGGGCCTGGACCGTGCTGGAGGCGGACTGGACGTCCGTGTCCGGGGCGGCCTGGTCTGGTTCGTCCGGCTGATCGGCGCCGGGGTCAGTCTCTGGTTCTTCTGGTGCTGGTTCGTGGGGCTCGGTCGGTTCCTGGGGCTCGGTCTCCACGTCCGGGACCGTCTCCGGGACGGTCACAGTCTCGGTCTCGGTCTCCGACTTGGCGCCGACGGTCATCGTCGACGGGGATGCCCCACGGACCACGGACGAGACCTCGACCCAGTCCAGGTCGAGGATGTGCCGGACGGATTCCTTCCCGTCCCGGTCATAGGCGATGGCGTCGGTCCCTGGGATGTTGAATCCCACGGACCATTCCCGGACGTATGCGCCGGCGATGTTCGAGTAGGCGTCCCGGCCGGCCTGGGTGTCCATGTTCATCTGCATCCTGGCGAACAGCCGGTGTTCGTCCCCGGCGATGTGTTCGGACTGGGCGAACAAGACCTTCCCGACCAGTTGGGACTGGTCATGGCCGGACAGCACCGGGATGGGCAGCCTTGACCGGATGGAGCTGTCGAACGCCTCGGAATCGATGACGTCACCGTCATGGTCTTTGATCCCCATCGTGTTGACGTATGCCTCGACGATCCCCTGGGTGTCGTCGACGCCTTTGGCCTCGGATATGTGCAGTTTATTGATCAACGGTTTCCTCCGGCTTGTAATCTCTTGGCATCGGCAGCCAGTTCAGCCGCCCGTTCGGATGGTCGTCTATGTTCCGGGCCTGATCTAAGGTGTAGACCTGGCCGTGACGTTGCCGGCATGTCCGGCCATAGGGGTCGCCCGGATCTATATAGTTATCGTCAGGGTCGCCGTCCGGGTCGTCGGCGCGGACATATCCGAACCCTTGCTCCTGGTAGAAGCCCACGGACGTCTGGTTCTGGGTCCGCATGATCTCCGTCCTGGCGATCAGTCGCGCCCGTTTCTCGGTCTCGGTCAACAGGGACCGGAGGCCTGGGAAGTTATCGTCCGGGACGCCCCTGGCCAATCCTTCGATGGAATAGCCGCGTTCCAGGGCGATCTCGATGGCCCGTCCGATGTTCCGGAAGCTGGTCCGGTGGATCATGGTGGCCCGTGTCGGCGCCTGCGTGAGTGCGGACTGGACGACCGGCAGCTTCTCGTCCCAGTCCAACGTCCCGGCCACGCCGGAATCGTTGATGATGTCGAACGTCTTTCGGGACACCCTGGCCGTCGACGCCCTGATGATCTCGGCCAGGCTGTTGATCTCGGCGGACGGCAGCAGTTCATCAGCATCGAAGGGGAAGGCTTTTGTCTCATCTGTCCCGCGTTCCATGTGCCGGCCCAGGATGCCGTCCACCCGGTTCCGGACGCCCCGGAAGTACCGCTGGAGCTTGGGGAGCATGATGTCCGTCTCGGTCTCCCGGTCCTCCAGGAGTCTCCGGGCGGTCATCGCGCCCCGCGGCGCCGGCCTGGGAGGAGCCTTTTCCTCGTCGCCCAGGACCCGCCAGGGATCGAAGGGTTCTTTCGTGGGATATAA